GAGACCCTATACCGGGTCTTGCTACGTTTACTGCTATAGGGTCAGAAAGTGGTCAATTATATGATTCTTCTGGAAATGCAATAATATTTAATAGCTCACATTATACTAGTGGCAAGGGTGCCATCTCTGGGAATGAAGATGGATGCCTTGACGGCTTTATCGTGGAGTCTGGGGTTGGTGATGGAAAAGTCTCTAAGAACCCTACAGATGAAACTCCAGAAACAGTAAGCTCATTTATCGTTCCGGGCGATTTGGTTGGCGCAGGCCAAGCTCTTCCTGGTGACTACCTATGCGTTGACGGATATATAGGCATTGAGATAGAAGACCTTGAGTATAATGGCGACGAGAATGATCCTGAAACTACAATTTCTTTGGTCACGGATAGCTTACTTAGCGATACAGGGTGGGACGAGAATGATACATACGATTGGGATATTCGCGCAACAAACCTCCTTATAGATGATGAGACTGATCTTCATGATTCCGAAGGATCCCCAGCGACCGCAGGTTCTTTTACTAGTGCAGACATAGGCAAGACTATTTTGCTCTGCCAGGGCGGTACCGGAAGTTCTGCAGGTGGTCTCTATGTCGTTAGCAAGGTTACCTCCTCTAGAAGATTACGGGTTCATCAGCTTGGAGACGATACGGCAGGATTTCCTGACAAGGCGGAGAACGTAGAGGGCTCTGGGCTTGCAAGTACTGGCCTTAACTTTCATATGCTCCAAAACAATGGAATTTTATTGTTAGGAATCAGAGAGGGCTCCGTGCCATTCGAGGTCGGGGACAAATTCTTTGTGAAGGTTAAATCAAGATCTCTTGCTCAAGGTGATACCTTGGAGGCTCAGTATGTTTATGAGGGAGATCTGAACGATCCACAACTTTTTACGGAGGCTAATGATTTATTCGCAAAGCATGGCTTTGCAAACGAGGATAATACTCTTTCTCTTGGCTCTCAGATGGTTTATGAGAATGGTGCTCCTGCAATTTTGGCAGTACAGTGTATGCCCCCGGTGCCCAGACGAACCTCCACAACCCTTCTTGAAAAGACAAACTCTATCGGGGAAGGTGGATTCGCAGCATGTTATGATGCTAATGCGGGTCCAAACGCCGATCATTGTGAGGTCGATGACTTAAGATTTTTGATTCCAAGGCCGACTACAGGTCTCAGAAACGGAAAGCCTGATCCAGACTCAAGGGTCAACATATTTATAGTTGATAGCAAAACTGGCAGTGAAACTCAACTGTTTCCAAACAAGGTTGACTTTTATCAGTCACAATTAGAAACTGATATTCAGCAGGGTAATTGGATTGAGAGTTCTGATAATGCATTTTCCTATACTGTAGTTAATGCGTCAGATGATATTTTAGAAAATGGAGATGCCGGAAGTATTGATGAAGATGCCGGAGGAGAATACTTTACAACTCCAGAGGTTGATTTCGATGCAAGTCATGTTGGTATGACAATAGTCATAACTAGTATGGATGATGCTGTAGAGGCAGATACTATTTACACTAGCACTGAAGACATCGGGGATGAGCTGGCTCCTCTAGCACCTCCAACAAACCCTGAGCTTGTTATATCAAGCATAGGGGATGATTCAAAGGTTTATGTGGTACACCCAGACTCTAATGAGGGGAAGGCTCTTGCTTTTGAATCTAGTTATACAAATGTTCAATTCTTTATAAAAGATAAGTCATCTAATTCTGATGACTCGATGCTTCTTTTGCATAGAGATCTCGTTTCCAGTGGCGCTCTTAAAGAAGGGGATGGAATCAGGATTTCTTATGTAGATGAGAATGATGCAGATTATTTTGATACCAATTGGTTTAATGCTTTAGAGGCCTTAGAGGCTGCAGAGGCACAAATTATAGTCCCACTTCCGAGCCAGGCTATATCATCTATTTTTAGAGCCACAGTCAACCACTGTGAGAATATGAGTTCTATTGCAAATAGAAAAGAAAGAGTCGCATTTATTGGCGCACAAATTGGTGTTACACCCGATGCTTTGACCGGAAGAAAAGAGATAGCTATAGAAGATATAGGTATATTAGAAGGAATTCAGGGCGATGATCCAGAGGAAATTCTAGATGGAAACGTTGAGGATCTTGTAAACTTTAAGCTTAGCGATAACTACACTAGCAACAGATGTGTATATTTCTATCCGGACTCAATTGTAAGAAATGTGGCGGGAACAAATATTCCTCTGCATGGCTTTTATATGGGTGCAGCGGCAGCAGGGTATTTGTCAGCAAAACAAAATGTTGCAGTACCACTTACGAATAAAGCCTTATCTGGATTTTCCTTAACTAGAGACAAGGTTTTTAGACAAGTAATCTTAAATGCTCTTGGAGGAGTTGGTGCTACGGTTATTCAGCCTGTAACGGGTGGAGGAATAGTCTTAGCAGGAAGAACAACTAGTCAGTCAGGTTATGTAGAAGATGAGGAAATTTCCATCATCTTCATTCGAGATGCAATCAAGAAGATCTTGAGGCAATCACTGAAGGGCTATATAGGCGGAGTGCAAAGTTCTGATACTACTGCTTTAATTTCGACTAGAGTTGGCTCTATTATGTCAGCAATGGTTTCTCAGGGTTTGGCAACATCTTATAAAAATGTACGGGTAGAACAAGATAAGGTTGACCCAAGACAGATAAACGTATACTTACAATTCTCTCCCGCATATCCAATAAACTATGTGTTTATAGATATAGAGGTTGGGGTCATTTAAATAGGAGGACATTATGGCAACACCAGATTACCCAAGTACACATACTATATTCGACAAGGCAGGAGCTACCGGCGGAACCACAAGAACGGGTCTGTCTACACAGATTATTGTTTATGTGAATGGAAACCCAGTTGGTGCAATTCAATCGTTTCAAGAAACGCAAGCAAGACAAAATAAAAAGATCGCAGAGGTCGGCACAGATGGGTGGATAGAGATTGTCCCTCAGGGCCCGGCAACAGTCTCTTTAACTGTATCCAGAATTGTTTTCGATGGACTTTCCCTGCCGGAGGCTTTTGCTAGAGGATATAAGAATATCCATGCGCAAAGAATTCCATTTGAAATTCAGGTCTTTGATAAGTTCGCAGGAGAAGACGACGCAGGAAAGATTGTTACTACCTATCATAACTGTTGGTTCAATAACATGAGTAAACAGTATCAGGTTAATGATTATACCATAACTGAGTCGGCTAATATTGATTGTGAATATGTTTCATGTCAAAGAAATGGCATGCCTGTTGCTGCAACTCAGGGCGTTGGAGGCGGTCGCGATATCCTCGTGACGGACACAGACTCTGTTGAGCAGGCTGCAGATAAGGGCGACAGACGAGGCACCCTTGACTTCCCGGGCCTGATTTCAGCCGCATATTAGAAACTGTCTTTAGTAAAACATTTTAAAATATTAAAAACACTGCACTTTATATGCAGTGTTTTTTTTTGAAAATAAGTATTATCTTAACAAACCTTTATAGGAATAGGAGTGTTCAATGCCTAAGAGAACCGCTACAATTAGCCCCTCTGATCTAGAATTAGAGAAAGAGGAAGTTACGAGCGAGCACGAAGCAGAAACCCAGGCTAATGATGTGCTCGCTCTAGATGATTTAAAGAGCCTGATATATTTGGGGCGACTTGTAAAAACTGTAAAAATTGGAGGATTTTCATTTGAGATTACCACTCTAACTACTACGCAGCAAAAAGATGTTATGAGAACAATTATGACCGATGGAGACGCCACAGAAAGGATGCTTGACATAAAGCCCCTGACTATGTCATACTCGGTTGTGTCTGTTAATGGTGTTGATTTAGAAGCTTTGTGTGAAGATAGTTCTCTTACAAGGTTAGAAGATAGGCGTTTAGACGTAATTATGAATCTTCAATCAGTTTTGCTAGAAAAGCTATACAGAGAGTATGATGAGCTTGTCACTAGATCTGGAAAAGACATAGGTATTGACGATTTAAAAGCATAACCCGCGAGCCAAGTAGTAGGCTGCGTTGGGACCTCTGCAAAGCCTGGGGATGTAACGTTGATGACGATAGATTCAACGACATGTCTGAGCATCAGATGTTGTGGTACGCCCAGAGCATAGGATTAG